CGTCTCTGGGTTGTCTGCAATCTGGGTGCTCCAGAGCTGGGTCATCAAGACCTGCTCATCCTGGGGTGAGTAAATCGGTTTCTGCATTACTTAGGCTCCACATCGATTACCTCAGCTTCCACGATCCTCGCCCGAGCATTAGCCAACGCATCGGTAATACTGATCGACCCTCCCAGCTCCACGGTTTTAGTCTCACCGTACTTTTTCCGATTGTGCGCACCCATGAGCCACTTACGAGTGTCAATCTTTAGGCGGCTACGATTCACATCTTCTAGTGTGTCATCGGCATCGGCAATCTCGATGATCTCGCCAGCCATGAACTCGGTGCGCATCTCCTGCGCCTCGGTAAACAGCTGGTTTCTCTGGGGGTCTTTTTTAATCCAACGATAAAAGTCGTTGTAGTCGATGTCGCGCTGGTCATCCCGCAAGATCTGCGACAGTGACTGACCATGGGCAATTGAGTCAATGACCCGCATGAAGATGTGCTCATACTGAGCCAATGCGAGTGCTTTCACCTCAGGTGGTGACTTGGCAAGGGTGCGAGGCGCAGGGTCTAGCCAGTTGGGTAATTCGAGTTCTTGCTCGTTGTACTCTTTGTTATCGCTGGTCATTGTGACATTTGCGCCTACAGGATCGGGGTTTAATGATTCCATAGTGGTACTGATCCTAGCATGTTGTTTGGGTTTGTGCAACTACGTGGGTACTGAACCCAATGGGTACTTGAGTTTATGGATCTCTGAAAAAATAAAAAATTGTTCGCGGGGCCACCCAGTCTTGACCCCATCGGTCGTCGGCCCTACCCGGCCCCATCGGAACGCTGGCACGGATTGTGCTTTGCGCCGCGGGATCGGGCGGCGCCCATGGATCGAGGATCATCGCGCCGCCGTGCTCCCAGGCCGCAGGCTGCAGCCGGTGAATCGCTGCGGCCATGCACCCAGCGGGTGAATCACTGGCCACAATGGCCCAATGGGTCAGTGAATCGCTGGCCATGGGCACGCAAACCCAGCGGGTGAGGGATTGACCCGCTGGGTCATGGGAGCATGGGAACCGGCGGCGAGTGCGTCAATTGTGACATCGCGCAGGCGAGGGGGAGGAATACGACTTTTTTAAAAAGCACTTATTTTTCAGAATCCCAGAAACCCATTCCCCGCTGTAAGTCACAACTGACGCACCAGAGAACCAGGGAAACCCAGAGGGTTAGGGAAAGCACCTAGTAAATATTTTGTCGAATAGTGTTGACAAGTGCACCCATTGGGTTATAATTCATGCACCGACACACAATCGGCCTTGTAACTTGTAACTGTAACCTGGAGAATTTAATCATGAACAAATCAGAAATACGCGAGCTGGCCAAGATCGAGCAATATCACGCCGCAGGCTTGGGCCTTGATTTTGTAGCCCGTGCATTGTCTAGCCTGATCCGCGCAGCTCGCACAAATAAAAGCGCCGCAGCACTGCGCGAGCACGCTGCCCGCTTGGGTGTAGTTGGCCACCCTGAATTCATCGCTTGAGGGGTACATCATGAATAAGCATGCACTGCATTACATCGAATTAAATCCCGCGCCCTTGAATGAGGGCCCGTCAGATCTGGCCATCATTGCAGGCGCTGCGGCGCTTGTCGCTGGCTTAGGTCTAATCCTTGTCGTTTTGTTTTCACTGTAACCCGTAACCGTAACCCTGGAGAATTAACCCATGAAAAACGAAAATCCCGTATTGCTGGCCGCCGCGGTTGACCGCCTAGCATTGATCAAAGCCCAGCTGGCCAACTTGAAGGCCGAAGAGGATCAACTCAAAGCCGCACTGATCGAAGCCGGCCAGGCGGCCATTGAAGGGCAGTTACACCGCGCCGCGGTGAGCTACTGCCCAGGGCGCGACGTGATCGACTGGCGCTCGATTGCTGAGCATTTCGCGCCATCGCGCCAGCTGATCACGGCGCACACGTCAACCGGCGCCGCGTTCTATACCGTGCGCGTGAGCGCTCGTAAGGGGAGCTGATCATGGATCATCAACCCAAGCTGATCGAGTTCACCGGCCGCAAACCATCGAAGGCCCAGATTGTGAAGCGCTGCGCCCAGCTGGCCGACGCTGGCCACACCTTCATTGAGGTTCAATGGGGTGAAAACTGGTTTACCCTTGACAAGCAAGGCCACGCCGGCAGCTGGTACGGGCACGGCTGGATCAAAGACATCGCAGCCGATAGTATCGCGGCTGAGTTGAACGCAACGGATCCGGCCAGGTTCCTGAGAAACCATTTTCTAATTATCAACGTGAGGTAACTGTAATGAACAACTACGAAGACACCGACCAAGATTTTGCCGAGTACACCGCCGACGATGAGCGGGCACTTGCTGACATGGAGCGTGAGATTCGCACCGCGGCCAGGCGTGCCCAGCTGCGCCAACATTGTGAACAACTCGAAGGGGGTCAGGCATGAAATATCACTTCATTTTGAAATCAGCTAATTCGAAGACTGGCCCGCTGCCCGTGACTTATTCGCAGCGGGAAACGTGCCCCGAGAGCTGCCCGCACTACCGCGCCGACTGCTACGCCGAAGACTACTACACCCGCATGAGCTGGGACAAAGTGGCCGAGCGGGGCGGTTCACTCGCCCAGCTTTGCGAATCAGTGGCCGCCCTGCCTGCTGGCCAACTGTGGCGCTTCAACGTCGCGGGAGACCTGCCAGGCGCAGGCGAGCACGTCGACGCGGCGGCGCTGGGCGCCATTGTGCAGGCCAACACTGGCCGCCGGGGCTTCACGTACACGCACAAAAAAACCCCCGAAGCGCTGTACTGGGCACAATGCGCCAATGACTGGGGCTTCACTGTCAACCTGAGCGCCGACGACGCAGGCGAGGCCGACGCGCTGGCCAACGTATCGCGCTCGCCGTTAACCTGCATTGTGCCCATGGACACCCCAGAGAAGACGGAAACCCCAGAGGGCCGCACAATCATCGTCTGCCCAGCTCAAACCCGCGACGATATAACCTGCGCATCGTGCGGGCTTTGCGCACGTGCCGACCGCCGCGTGATCATTGGGTTTCGTGCCCATGGATCCCGCGCCCGAGTAACCGACGCGCTGGCCCGCCGCGTGATTCCTATTTTGAAAGCCTAACCATGATCAACCTTGAAAACCTAACCGCCCCCGAAGCCGAGCGCCTGGCCTATGCTGAGGGGTTCCCAGGCACTGCCCGCCTATTCGCCCGCATCGATGAACTGCAGCGGGCACTTGGCCAGGCAGTGGCCGCCCTTGAAGCCATCAAAGACGACATGCACACAATTAAGCACGCACGCGGCGCAGCTGCCGAAGCGCTGGCCATTATTGACGACAAAATAAACCTATGGGAGATTGATCGATGAACTACACCGAAGCCGATTACATTACCGCCGGCCACCGCTTCGAGCGCGGCCAGATCCCCGCCCAGTCGCTGCGCATGATGCTCGAATCGGAAACTTTAGATTTCCGCGCCGAAGCCCGCCGCCTAATCGAGCAGGGTCGAGCTGAGGCCAGGCTAACCGAAGCGCAGGCATGAGCGCCCTAATCGCCGCCGCCATCGTGGCCCTAATCGCCGCCGCCTGGGATCTTTGAAGCACTGCCCAGGCTTACCCCTTACTCACCCCCAGCGAACCCGCTGGGGGCTTTTTTACCCCTAATTCTGAGGATCCTATGAACCAATTCAAAACCGACCTGCTGGCATTCATCGAGCGCCGCGCACTGAGCGAAGCCCGCGCCGCCGGCCTGCTAGGCGTGCCCGTCTTCACGCTGCGCAAGTGGACAGCTGGCCACCGCTCGCCCAGCGCCGCCGCGGTGCAGCTGCTGGGCGTGCTCGGCACACTCGAAGCCATCGCGCCCGACGTGCTGGCCGCGCTCACGCCGCCCGACGCCGCCCCCACCAAGAGCGCCGGACGGCCTAAGAAACTAAGTCTTAAGGCTCCCAACTAAGGCTTCGAACTAAACTATTGACTAAGGAATCGAACCATGAAACGAATCACAATCCCCATTACCGGCAACCTTGACAACATTAAACTCAAAATAAAAGAGGATCAAGGTATCGACATGAGCTACGCCCAAACTGTAGACTTTTTAATCCACTTCTACAAAAAGCACAGCGGCATGACTAACCCAATTACCCAGTGGAGGGGTAAATAATGTGGCCATTCCCACCATTCCCTAACCCACTCGACAAGGGCACAAAGCAGCCTAAGTTCAACCCTGACAATTATGAGGACGCACCACTATGACCAAAGACGAAGCATTACGCCTTGCATTGGAGGCGTTGGAGATGTTGGCGCGGTACGAGAATCCAGAAACCAAGATTCAAATCAGAAAGCCAAAGGACGGCGGACAAATTGTGACCATGTACCCGCATAAAGTTGCTACGGAAGCAGCAGAAGCCATTAAAGCCGCACTAGAAGCGAAGGATGAGACTGTGGCGTGGAGTGAAGATTTTGATGCCATGCCTTTTAATACTTATTGCAAAGCAATTGTTGATTGGTATAGCCACTCAAGAGATGGAGATTCGTTTTTAGAAGGAAGAGACGTAGAAGTAATTGTTGTGAAGTATGAATCAGGCAAAGGCGAATATGACACTGTTTTTATACATGAAGGAAACAAACAATACGCTTACACACGATGCGAAGTTTCAAAATGGAAACCCCTATACGCTCACCCATTCAAGGAGTAATCATGATTATTGACGTATTAAAACACGCACTTGAATTAGCGCATGAAGGTGTTGAGATTCATTCGCCAAATTCGCCAGAGTACAAGGTGTGTGCCGCTTTGATTGCCGCATTAGAAGCGAAGGATGAGATTGTTGAGCAACCAAAAGTTAGGACAGGCAACTGTTTGCGGGTGGGTGTGTGCGCTTCAGAGGGACACAAGATTCAACCACAGCGCACATGGGTAGGTCTGACTGATGAGCACATTGCGCTGATTGATTGGGAATCTTTGGTAACTAGAAAAGATTGTGTCCAAGCCATTGAAGCAAAACTCAAGGAGAAGAACACATGAACATCGTAATGTATACAAAATCAAACTGCCCCAACTGCACGTCTGCAAAGATGGTGCTACAGATGGCCAATCTTGACTTCGTCGAGGTAGACGTGGAACTAGGGGCACGGTGGCAGAACCTTTTGAAAGAGTTCCCCGACGCCCGTCAAATGCCCCAGATCTTTATCAATGACCAGCGAGTCGGCGGGCTTGCTGGGCTGCAGGCTGCACTGAAGCAAATAAAAGGGGCCGAAGCCCCCTAATTCAATCTAGCAACTCAGCCCCGTGAACACGGGGTTTTTCTTTTCTGGACAGCCTGTAAATTTCATCAAGCTGGCGCTGCTTGGCATCGATGACAGCCTTGCGATGATCTTTGAACTGCACAGCCAGCGCAGGGTTGATAGCCCACTGAGCGTGGTGCTGGTTCTCCCGTGTGCCGTCATCCATTCGCATGACCCACCTGCCCTGCTCCAATGGGTACATGGCCCCATAGATCATCTGATCCTGCTGCCACACGTTGACTTTCTCGATCTGTCTGCGTGCTGACCGCTTAATCTCGGCCATGGTGATCGTCGTCTCATCGGCGTGCTGAATGATGTAGTCACGCAGCCAGGTATCGAAGTTGGACGAGCCGCTGAGTTCGGCCAGTGCATACCGATACGCGGGCACAACATAAGACTGAACCAACTGGATCACCCGCTGGGTCAGCTCTGCACTGACTGCCATGCTAAAGGGTGATTCGATCAAGTGAAACATGAGAATCAAACGGCCTGTTAAGCCTTCCAACTTACCGAAGGCCGTCATGAACGTATCGTCAGACTGCAAGAGTCGCTCATC